CGCTCCGCCGCGGCTCCCTTGTTTCTCGACGTCCGTCCGCCCATGCTCCGTGCTCCACTTGCTGCGCCAGGGGTGAGCCTGGCCGGGTTTATCGATTCTCACGCGGCTCTCGCCCCGCGAGCAGCGACGCGTAGAACAACAGCTTGCCCGCGTCGATCTTCGGGTTGTCCTTCATCCCCAAGCGCCAGTTGTATTTCGCCACCTGGCCGCGCAGGTAGCCCCGCCACTCGTCCTCGGTCAGCTGCGCCTTGATCGCGTCGATGCACTCAATGCCGCCGCGATCGTAGTGCTGCGGGCGCTCGACGACGTCGTATTCTTTTACGATCATGCGTTAACCTCAAAATGGAATCGGGTCATTGAAGTCTTCCTCGGGCGGCGGCAGCTTTGAGAGATCCGGCCCGCGGCGGCGCGGCTTGCTCGCCACGACCTTTGCGTTAAAGGTCGCGCGCAGCGCTTCGACAACGGGCTCCGTCACCGTGCCCGCGCACGCGCTAGAGAGCTCTTTGCTCAAGTAACCGCCGGGTCCGTTCTTGAAGGTCTTACCGGTCTCGCGGTGCTTGTACTCGATGTAGTTCTCGCCACCGTCCACGGGCTCGCCAAAGGGCACCAGATCGGGAATGAACAGGTGCTGCTCGCACGCCGCGCGCTGCTCGCCCTTGTTGCGCAGCGTACTGAGTAATTCGCAGCGCCATGCGCCGCTCGCCACAGGTGAGGCGTGACAACAGGTGCGACAGCTCACCTCGGCCACCTTGCTCGCGTGGCAGACATCGAAGAAGCTGCAGCCCTTGCACTGCCAGTTCGCAGGATCTTCCGAGAGCTTCGCGGGCGGGGTCTTTGCGTCGATGATGCGCCGGGCGCGCTCCTGCATTGCCTTGAACGCGTCCTCGTCGAAATGCACCCACTCCGTGTACAGCTCGTCGTTGTCCTTGTTGACGGCGAGGTACATCGCGCGATCGAGCCGCAGCAGGCCCATGTAAGACTGCATCTGCGCGTAGTGCTGCGGCTTGCTCTCAGCGACGCCGAGCTTCCTCAACTCCGTGAAGCTCTTCGCGCTGTGAGTCTTCACCTCGAGGATCGCCCAGGACTTGGGCGCCTCGGGGAACCCGCGGCCAATGCCGTCGACCGAGCCGCCGAAATGGCCGCCCTCGTCGCGGCACTCGATCTGCTTGTCACCGTCGTGAGTGTGCAGATCGACGCCAATGCCGCGCAGCTCTTCCGCCACGACCGCCTCCTCGCGCTTACCGCGATCGAAGAGGCGCAGCATCCGCCCGTCCCAGCTGGGCGTCATCGCCCAGCGGAACGAGTACCAAATGTACCGATCGCACGAGTGTCCGATCAGCGACGCACCGAGGTGTTCGCGGTGTTCCTGCTTCTGCGCAGCACGCCATTTGACAATGGCCTCCCCGGTGGTGTGCTGCGAAGCAGGGACCTGCGCCACTCAGCGCTTCTCCCAGGGCCGCGCTGCCGGCTTAGCGGCGGGGGAGGGCGCGGGGGCCGGCCGCGCGGCCTGGGGAAGGGGTTTGCCGGCCGACACTGACGCGTAGCCCATCACGCGGTTGCGCGAGGGGTCTTTGCGGTCGAGGTCGATCTCAGCGAGAACCGGGATGTCATGCAGCTGCTCGGTGTCGGTGAGCGTCGTGACGCCGGCCGCGAGGCACAAGAGCTGCAGCTGACGCTTGGCGATGTCCTCGGCGGTCTTGTTGGGGTTGCTGACATTCAGCCGGTCCCAGACCCGCCGGCCGCTGTGCTCGCCGTCGATCACCTGCAGCGTGAGTTCGATGTAGTGACCCGTGCCGGCTTGCGTCGGTTTGAGGTCCGAGGCCATAACGATGACCTGGTACATACCCCGCGGCAGCGGGGCGCGATCCGGCGCCGCGGGCGCAACGTGGTTCTGAGCGTCAAATTGAAATGAAGGCATAGTCGTGTTCCTCAGCTTTGCGTGATTGCGTTTACAAATGACTCCCACGAAAGCCCAATGCTTTCGGGAAGCGAATATCTGTTTTTAGCCATATAGGCCGGGCGCTCGCTCGTGTAGAGCAACCGCTCGCCAGTGCTGATGCCGCGGCTGACTTCCTTGTTGAAGCCGACCTCGGCCTTCTTCACGATCGTGCGATAGTTCGCAAACAGCACCGCATCGCACCACTCGCGCACGAGTGCGCTCGAGCGGGCTTGCAGCTTCGGCTGGTACCGATCGTAGGGTTCAGTCTCTGGCGAGTCGAAGCGCTTGATCTCACAGTGCGCAATCAGCACCACGGCCATGCCTTGGTTGTTGCGTAGCGAGTTCAGCCCCTCTAATACCTTGCGCCACTCTTCGGCGGCGATCATCGCTCCCTTGCCATAAGCCAAATCCTTGGCGTCGTACTTCGCTTCGATGTCACGCCAGATCAGCGTCTCTAGCCAATCAAGGCTATCGATGACAACCGTCTGGAAACCGTGATCGGGTTCATGCAACGCCGCGATCGCATCCAGCACGTCCCCGGCTTTCGTCGCGATCGGGAAATGATCGACCGCGAGTGAGCCGAGGCCGTCCTCGGTCTGGATAAAGATCGGCGACGGGGCGCCCGCGGCAAAGGTCGACTTGCCAATGCCCTCAACGCCATAGACTAAGACGCGCGGCGCGGCCAGCGCGTTGTTCTTTTTGATCGACTTTAGGTCAAATGCCACTCGACACCTCCTCAATCACAATGTAGGTCTTGGCCGGCTTGACGGTGATCGCGGGGGCGATCTGGCGCCAAAGGTCGGGCCGGTCGTGCCGAATCGCCTTCAGCAGCGACTCGTCCGCCTCGACCTTCGTCTTGACGGGCTTCGCCTCGGCAGGCCACGACGCGCAAAGCGCGAGCAGCTTGTCGATCTCAGCCTTGTAGGTCAGCTTGCCGGTGGTCTTGAGCTTCCAGCCATTGCCGAGCACAGTTGACTGGGAGCCTTCCTCAAGCGAGGGAACGAGCTTGAGCAGTTCCTTCTCGATGTCCAGGCGGCGGGTGTTGGCTTCGAGTTCTGCACGCTTCGCGGCGAGCCATTCCGCGGCGAGTGTTTCTACGTTCATTTTTGTTTGCTCCGTGGTGGGGGCGGGGTGAAGATAACAGCCCAATGAGATATTCGCAACACCTAATGTAAAAGACCCGGTTATACCGGGCGAATCCACAGCACCGGCGCTGCGGCCTTGACTTCGATGTTCTCTGCGGCGGGGCCTGCCGTGAACGGCACCAGGTTAAAGCGCCCCTCGTCATAGCCGCGTTTCAGTGTGCCGACGCGGTGCCCATCGCCGCGCACGTCGACGATACACATTCTGTCGATCAATGCCGCGACGCGCGTATCGAACGCGCCAGCGAACATGACCCAACCGTCCTGCGAGAGTTCTGGCGCGCGGATTTGCACCGCGAGTCCATTGGCAGGCACGTCGCGCGGCGCAGCCATTTTGCGCGGATTCTTTGTCGTGATCGGCGTGAGCACGCCGCGGCTGTCGACGTGCGCCTTGATCGGCATTTGCCGCGCGTCGGCGTCGATCGGCACGCCTGCTTGCGCCAGAACTTCTGTGACAGGAATCGTGAGCAGGCCAGAGATGCGGTTAGCCTCGTCAGCGGTCATCGTGCGCTTACCGCGCAGCATCAGCGAAACCGCCGAAGGGTCGAGCTCGAGCAGCTTCGCCAGGCGCCGGATGGACAGGTCGCGCTCGGCCAGCCGGTCCTTGAACCAGGTGGTGTTCACTTTGTGAGCTTTCATGTTTGCCTCGTTGCGTTGTTCGGCGTGGTGTTGACAATTGCGCAACATTAAAGCACCTTCGGCCAATCGGTGCAACTTAACAGAACACAAGAGCAACAAATGACCCACACACAACTCTCCCCCGCCCGCGAGGTGATCGCCAAGCTCGGCGGCGTCCGCGCCACGGCCCGCGTGCTGCAACTTAATCCGTCCGCCGTCTCGCGGTGGATGATGCCCGCCGAGCGGCGAGGCACGGGTGGCAGCATCCCGCAGCGTCACTGGCCGGCGCTCATTGCCCATGCCAAAAAGGAACGCGTCAAGCTCGCCCTGCGCGACTTCGTGACCTTCGACAAATAACCTGCGGGGGCGGGGATGGTGAGCAATTCGGAATTTCTTTCCGCGGTGTACGGCCCCCTCGATTCGGGGCGGCACGGCTGGATCGCGAGCTTTCGCGGCGACCCGAACGCGGTCGCGGCGGATGCCTGGGCGGGGCAATTGTATGTCGGCACTGCGAATCAGCAGCTACTGATCGACAAGCGCTCAGACGACAACAATTACTACAGCGTCGCGCGGCTTGCGCTTGGCGATGGCCGGCCGCGGCGTAGCAAGTCGGCGTTTGACTCGCTCGCGGTGCTCGTGGCGGATGACGCCGACCCGACCGAACTCAACGGCACGCCCTCGTTCGTCATCGAAACCTCGCCTGGCAATCACCAGATCGGCGTGCTGCTCGATGAAACAGATCCTGCGACGCGTAACGCCGGGCTGATCGACGCCGTCATGCAGGCGATGGCGGATGCGCGACTGATTCGCGCAGATTCAAGTGGCAATAATGCGGTGCGTTATTGCCGACTACCGACGGGTACTAATGGCAAGGGCGGGCGCAGCGCGGCAGTGCGGCTGCAGTCTTGGAACCCCGGCAACAAACTCACACTCGAGGATGCGCTCGGCGTCTTTGGGCTAGACCTCGACGCGGTGCGCGCTCAAGTGCCGCGTGTAACGCAACGCGTTACAGACGCCCCAGGCGATGCCGAGCACGCAGAGCTCGTGCGGGCG